TGGTTCTGGTACTGGATTAACCAACATTCCAAATTCCGGATTAGCTAATTCATCAGTTACTATTAATGGATCATTAGTTTCTCTTGGCGGATCAACCACCATTTCTGCTGGCGCAACTATTACTGATGATACAACAACAAATGCCACCAGATATATAATGTTAGGTTCTGCTACATCTGGCGCATATACTGCTGCTAATACATCATCAACGAAATTATATTATAATCCAAGTATTGGAACTTTATATGCAACTATATTCCAATCATTATCTGATGAAACGCAGAAAACAAATATTGTTCCTATTATTAATGCAACGGATACAATTAAACAGATTGGCGGGTTTGAATTCGATTGGAAAGATAATGGACAAAAATCTGCTGGTACTATTGCACAACAATTAGAAAAGATATTACCTTGGTTAGTTTCTGAGAATGATGGAATAAAGAGTGTTAACTATGCTGGTTTAATTGCATATCTAATAGAATCAAATAAAGAATTAGCAGATAGAATAGAGAAGTTGGAGAATAAGTAATGGCTACTGGTAATCCAAGTAACTATTGGAAAGATGATCCTATATTTGGAAGTATTGATCTGGATGATGAGTATATCACAGATCAATGGTTAGTTGATCAGTTTGTTGGTAATAATTTATTTGCTTGCGGATATAACGGGTTTGGATTCTTAGGTAATGGAAACACGACTAATTATTCATCACCAATCCAAATTGGATCATTAACGAATTGGAAACAAGTTGCTTGTGGATTTACCCATTCAGCAGCAATTAAAACTGATGGCACATTATGGACATGTGGTTATAATAGGTATGGTCAACTAGGTAATGGAACAACAGTATATTATTCTTCTCCAATCCAAGTAGGATCATTAACAAATTGGAGTCAAGTTTCTGGTGGACAGCATACGGCAGCAATTAAAACAGATGGTACTTTATGGACGTGGGGATATAATAACAATGGACAATTGGGTAATGGAACAACAGTATATTATTCCTCTCCAATCCAAGTAGGATCATTAACTAATTGGAAACAAATATCATGCGGAAATTCATTCACAGCAGCAATTAAAACCGACGGTACTTTATGGACATGTGGGTATAATACTACTGGGTGCCTAGGAAACGGAACAAATATCAAATATTCATCGCCTATCCAAGTAGGATCATTAACAAATTGGAAACAAGTTTACAGTGGATATTATCATTGGTTTGGTATTAAAACAGATGGAACTCTATGGGCATGTGGATATGACGCAGGAGGAACCTTAGGCAACAGCGCATCGATATCATGGCCAGGAGGTTATTCTTCACCAATTCAAATTGGATCACTAACTAACTGGAAACAAATTTCAAGTGGAATGGTACATTCCGCCGCAATTAAAACTGATGGTACTTTATGGACATGGGGGACCGGCAACCTTGGTCAGTTGGGTCAAGGTACTATTGGTAGCGTATCATCACCGATTCAAATAGGAACATTAACTAATTGGAAACAAGTTTCTTGTGGCATAAATTTCTTTCTGGCGACTAAAACTGATGGTACAATATGGAGTTGTGGTTATAATGGTAAAGGACAACTGGGTAATGGAACAACTAACAAATATTCTTCTCCGATACAAGTAGGATCATTAACTAATTGGAAACAAGTTGCGTGTGGACAATATAACACACTCGGAATCAAATTCGCAGATATAACATAAGGACAAATCATGGCACAATATCTTTTAGTATTAAATCAAGAACAAGTAATTCTAGGTCCATTTGATTGGAAACAACGTTATATTCAGTCAGAATTTGATGATTTATATGAGAATGAAGAAATCTCTTTTAAATATCAAGTTGCTCCAATTGATACTGGATATATTGATGTTGGTGGAGGTTATGAAATCTTTCCGCTTACCAATATAGTTTCTCCTGATATTGATCCTAATTTTGAACAACCTATTGGTCCATTCTATACCTACGATAATAACGAAGCAACTGCAACATATCAAAAAACTGATAGAAATATCATTGATATACAAAATACCATAAAAACTGTTGCTGCATCACTTAGATATACGAAAGAAATTGCAGGAACAATTACAATAGTTCAAGGCACAACAGTAACAATAGATACATCAAGAGATGGTCGTGCAATCTTTGTTCAAGCATATTCTACTATGGGAGATTCTGATGTTATTGGATGGAAATTCCCTGAATGTTGGTTGAATTTAACTAAATCTGATTTAGGTATTTGTGTTGGTGCTGGTGTTGCATATGTACAATCCCAATTTGCGTGGGAACAGAATATTGATGATCAAGTAAATAATGCATCTACTGTTGAAGAATTAAAGAACATTTATAATAGTATGTTTCCAGTTAAAGAGGAATAATAATGCCTAGTAATTTTGGACCATATCAACCATATACTGGTTTCAATACCGCATATCAGACCAATACTTTATGGACATGTGGGCAAAACAATTATGGTCAATTAGGTAATGGAACAGTAGTATATTATTCTTCACCCATACAAATTGGATCATTAACCAATTGGACCCAGGTTTCTTGTGGATATTTTCAAGCATCAGCTATTAAAACAGATGGTACTCTGTGGACATGGGGAGGTAATCTTTCTGGACAATTAGGTAATGGAACAACAGCAAATTATTCCTCACCAATCCAAGTTGGATCATTAACCAATTGGAGTAAAGTGGCATGTGCTGGTGATTCTATATCGGCTATTAAAACAGATGGTACTCTGTGGACATGTGGTTATAATAATTATGGTCAATTAGGTAATGGAACAACAGTAAGTTATTCCTCACCTATCCAAGTAGGATCATTGACTAATTGGAACCAAGTTGCTTTTGGAACATATTTTACAGCAGCTATTAAAACAGATGGTACTTTATGGACATGGGGAAGTAATGGTGGTCAATTAGGTAATGGAACAACAGTAAGTTATTCCTCACCTATCCAAGTAGGATCATTGACTAATTGGAACCAAGTTGCTGGAGGATCATCTCACACAGCAGCAATTAAGACTGATGGTACTTTGTGGACATGGGGATATAATAGCCAAGGGCAATTAGGTAATGGAACGAACACCAGTTATTCCTCACCGATTCAAATAGGATCATTAACCAATTGGAAACAAGTTGCTGGAGGATCATCTCACACAGCAGCTATTAAAACAGATGGCACTTTATGGACATGGGGATTTAATGTTAATGGCCAATTGGGCAATGGAACAAACGGAATTAATTATTATTCACCAATCCAAGTAGGAACATTAACCACCTGGAAACAGGTTCAATGTGGAACACTTCACACAGCAGCTATTAAAACTGATGGCACTTTATGGACATGGGGATATAATGGTTCTGGATTATTAGGTAATGGGACAGGAGTATATTATTCTTCACCAATTCAAGTAGGATCATTAACTACTTGGAATCAAGTTGCTACAGGATCTTCCTATTATATATTAGCAATCCAAACCTACAATTACAACCAAGATTTGGGTCAGAGATATACCAGTAAATCATATTTACTTGATGTTTATCCTAATATTGCAAGTCAGATAGGCAATAGAACAAGTCCCGGATTATTCTCTTGGGGACATGATTCTTATGGTGAATTAGGTATTGGAAGTATATCGCCAGTATCATCCCCAATTCAAGTTGGTGCATTAACTAATTGGAAACAAGTTTCTTCTTGTTATTCTGGATCAACATTGGCAGCAATTAATAATCTTGGTCAATTATGGATGTGCGGATATAATAAATATGGTCAATTGGGTAACGGATCAACTGTATATTATTCTTCACCAATTCAAGTTGGTGCATTAACTAATTGGAAACAAGTTTCTGCTGGATTCTCTCATGCAGCAGCAATTAAAACAGATGGTACTTTATGGACATGGGGAAATAATTTCGCTTATTCAGTATCAAAAACTTCTGGACAATTAGGTAATAATTCACAAGCAATGTACTATTCTTCACCAATTCAAGTTGGTGCATTAACTAATTGGAAACAAGTTTCTGCGGGATCTTGGTATACTCTAGCAATTAAAACAGATGGTACTTTATGGGGATGGGGATGGGGTATTTTTGGTATTTTTGGTAATAATTCACAAGGAATGTACTATTCTTCACCGATTCAAGTAGGATCATTAACTAATTGGAAACAAGTTTCTTCCGGAGGAGAAAATATTGCAGCAATTAAAACTGATGGTACATTATGGACATGTGGATATAATATTTATGGACAATTAGGTAATGGAACATCTGGCATTGGTTATTCCTCGCCAATCCAAGTAGGTGCATTAACTAATTGGAAACAAGTTGCTTGTGGATTTGGACACTTAACTGCAATTAAAACAGATGGCACTTTATGGACATGGGGACTAAATAGTACTGGCCAATTAGGTAATGGAACAGTAAATATATCATATTCCTCTCCAATCCAAGTAGGAGCATTAACCAATTGGAAACAAGTTACTGGCGGATATTATCATACAGCTGCAATTAAAACCGATGGTACTCTATGGGCATGGGGGTATAATAATTATGGTACATTAGGCAATTTAACAAGTATAAATTATTCCTCTCCAATACAAGTAGGAGCATTAACCAATTGGAAACAAGTTGCTGGTGTAAATCATTGTACGATTACAATAGCAGACGGATACATTTAAAAATATGAAAAACATTATTATTTGCGACTCTTTTTATTCTGATATTGATTCGTTACACAATATCATTTCAACAATGGAATTTGAACAGAATTTATATGGAGAAGAAATCAAAGACTTCACCTATATTCCAGAACCATTAACTAATATGTTCAAATCTATTGTACTTGAACCTGTAGAAATTCAACCAAATACAGGAGTATTCAGAAAACCAAACTCTGGTATTCTATTTGAAAGTTTTTATCAACATGCATTATGGAAATGTATTGTTGCATTAGAAGATACTACTTTACATATTCATGAACAAGAAGGAATAAAGACATTCTTTAACGTACAAAATATAGAAGATTTTGTATTGAATAACTCCTTTGATAAATCTAAATGGACTACGGTTAATTCTATAAATATTAAGAAAAACAACTTTGTTTTCATTAGACCTTGGTTTTGGCATTCATTGGAAGAAAACAAATTAATTCAAGTATTTCTATTAAATCAAGAAATTAAGGAAGAGTAATGGCGCAGTTTCCAGCAGGTTATAAGTTTCCAATATTAAATTCAGATGGAACATATTCATCTACTGTCGTTGATATTGCAGATATGTTTGTTCGTAAGGAACTGTTTTTGAATGCTGGATTGTTTACTTGGGGATTTAATAATTTTGGCCAATTGGGTAATGGGACAACAGTATATTATTCTTCTCCAATCCAAGTGGGCGCATTAACCAATTGGAAACAAGTGTTTATTAGTAATGTTAATCCTAATATGTCCTTTTTAACATCAGTTAAAACTGACGGTACTTTATGGGCGTGCGGGTATAACGGTAATGGACAATTAGGTAACGCAACAACAACGCAGTATTCGTCACCTATACAAATAGGAACATTAACTAATTGGAAACAAGTTGCTTGTGGATCACAAAGTACTGCGGCAATTAAAACCGATGGTACTTTATGGGTATGTGGTTATAACAATGCCGGTCAGTTGGGTAATGGAACAACTAACAAATATTCTTCTCCGATACAAGTAGGATCATTAACTAATTGGAAACAAGTTGCTTGCGGGTATAAACACACAGCAGCAATCAAAACCGATGGTACTTTATGGACGTGGGGAAGCGATGGATATGGTCAATTAGGTAACGGAACCACTGTACGGTATTCATCACCAATCCAAATAGGAGCATTAACTAATTGGAAACAAGTTGCTTGCGGAACGAATTCATCAATATCTTATACAGCAGCGGTTAAAACTGACGGCACTTTATGGACGTGGGGAAGCGATGGATATGGCCAATTGGGTAATGGATCTACGTCAGCATATTCCTCCCCAATACAAGTTGGTTCATTAACTAATTGGAAACAAGTTGCTTGTGATGTGTGGACAACGTTTGCAATTAAAACCGACGGAACTTTATGGGGATTTGGTGGCGGAAATTATGGTATTTTAGGTAACGGAACGTCAGGAATAAATTATTCTTCTCCAATCCAAATAGGAACGTTAAATAATTGGAAACAAGTCGCTTGTGGGTACTTTAACGTTTCAGCAATCAAAACTGATGGTACTTTATGGACATGGGGTTTTAATACATATGGGCAATTAGGGAATAATACTTACGGTATACATTATTCTTCACCGATTCAAGTAGGATCGTTAACTAACTGGAAACAGGTTTCTTCAAAAGGCGCGATATCCTCGCCAGACCTTCCATAAAGCATTACTATATATTATTGTTATGTTTACATTATTAGGAGTTTGCAATGAAAAAATATCACTTTATCGGTGGTCTTCCTAGAAGTGGGACCACCCTTCTTTCCACAATTCTAAAACAGAATCCAAGATTCGAAGCATCCATTTCTGGACCTTTAGCAAGATTCACTAGAGCAATCATTCAAGAATCTTCTTCACAGGGAGGTTATCGGTTTGAATGTCCTCCAGAAAAACGCAAGAAATTAATTAATGGGCTATTTGAAAATTATTATGATGATCCATCGAAAGAAGTTGCGTTTAATACCAATAGAGGTTGGGGATTATTACTTCCAACCGTAAAGGATCTTTATCCTGACGCAAAATTAATTCTTTGTGTTCGTGATATTGGTTGGGTATTGGATTCTTTTGAAACTCTTTATAGAAAGAATCCGTATTCGTTTACATCAATGTTTTCTGTTGATGAAAACGTTAACGTTTATACTCGTTGCGAAACGTTAATGAACCCAGGAAGAACTCTTGGATTTGCGTATAATGCAGTAAAACAAGCAATCACATCAGAACATAAATCATCTATTATGATTATCGAGTATGATAAGTTAGCCAAGAATCCAGAATTTATGATGAAGACTCTGTATAACTTTATTGGAGAACCCTATTTCGATCATGATTTCGATTCTGTGGGAGCATCATACGACGAATTTGATGAAGATGTACAACTTCCTGGTCTACATACTACCAGAAAGAAAGTATCGTTTATCCAAAGAGATACAGTCATTCCTCCAGATATCTGGAATCAAGTTCGCGGAATGGAGGTATGGCGTTAAGGATTATGAATTCAGCGATTCTTTTTTGAATCGCTGATTTTTTTCTTAGTTTCATCAGACCTTGATTTTCCCTTCAGAGATTCAGAAATCTTTTTCTTGGTTTCATCAGACAATTTTTTATTTTTCATCTTTTGTCTGGTTTCATCAGATAATTTTCTTCCTTTATTTGCCGAACTTATTTTATTTTTCGTCTCGGTAGATAATATTTTACCAGAATGAATTTTACTTACTAATTTTTTAGTAGACTCTTTCATATTCTTTCCTTTCATAGAATTAGAAGTCTTCCGTTTAGATTCTTCAGAATGTTTAAATACTCTTCCAGAAGAACCTTCACCGCCATCCGTCAAATTAATAAGAATTCCAGTTCCAAGATCCTTTCTGCCCCACCAAGAAATCATTCTTCTTTCCAAGGCAATAGATCCAATTTCAGTTAAATTAGTTTCCAATATAACTATCTGATAATTATTTTTTGGTATAGGAAATGTATGTTTATTCCACGCTCTTTTGTTTTTACCTTTACCTATATAATATGGAGTTCCCTTTTTAGCTGTTTCAGAATCCTTGTTTCTGATATATGCATAAACGTAATAATTTTGTGTTGAATTGGTGTTATAAATATCCATGCTGGTACTCCTGTTTAGTATTAGAATAGGTGGGAACTCGTAATTCCGTGACCTATATCTATTTATATAATTAAAGGAGCTGAAGTGATTTACAATATAACTAAATCCACATTTGGTACCATGGGTACTAGATGTGGAGATTTGATTGCTATCTGTAATATTGTTGAATATTTGAGAAAAACTAAAAATCCAAATATTCAATTCTATATCCCCGAAAACGTACTAAATGATGACGACTACATTCACAAATTTCATAATTATCTTTGTGAAAATACAGATTATTTTTCAAAAGAAGAAGGATTTCTAGAATTACCTTTTTATAACGTTTCTGTATGGGATTTTAGATCAATTATTGGCGATCATGTAATTATTAAAAATCCAATTGGTAATATGGAGTATAAGGTAGTTGTTTTCCCGTTATATGATGCTGAATATAATAATCAAAGAAATTGGAGTATTGATTGTTTGAATAGTATTCTAGACGAATGTAGAAAAAAATATCCTCATCATAGAAAAGTTATTTGTTGTAAGGATGAACCGCCAGAAGGACTATTTGATTATTCCGATTTTGAGATATCAACAGATTTTATAGAAAATATACATCATATAAAAACGTCTATGGTATTTTATGGCGGTGATACAGGCGTGTCACATTTTGCTTCTGCTCTAGACAACGGACCAGAATTGAACTATATATATTCGAATAGATGCTTAATACACACAATACCGTTTTATTATTTGAACGAAAATAAGGGCAATTTTAGAACGTTTTGGTTAGATTTTATGGGAAATGCGACATGGGACTTAAAATAAATTTGGGCGGTGGGTTAAAGAAGTTTGACGATTTTCTTAGTTTGGATTATGATGAATTAGTTAATCCTGATTATGTTGTAAATCTAGATGATGTAAATATTCGTTTACCATTTGACGATAATACAGTAGAAGAAATTAAAGCGCATCACATTTTTGAACACATTGGTGATGGGTTTATTCCTTTAATGAAAGAATTATATCGTGTTGCAGAACATGGATGTATCTTAGATATTATTGTACCTCATCATTTCCATGAAGTATATTACGGTGATCCTACACACAAACGTCCTATTACTGTTAATGGTATGTTAATGTTTGGAAAGAAATTCAATAGAGATCATATCGAAACTATCAATTCAAGTTCCGGAATGGGATTACAGTTTGATATCGACTTTGATATGATTCATTACGAATTTGAATATGATCAATTCTATGTTCCTATGTTGGAAGATTTCTTTAAAAGAAAAGAAGAAGGTAATGTAACAGCAGAAGAAGATTTTGCAATCCAGAGATTATTAAGAGAAGCAACCAATGTGTGTATGAATACTAAAATGAAAATGGTAGCAATTAAGGAGTAATAATGGACCAGAATGATACTTACGGTTTAGACGATCCTTTGGTACTTGTTGTGAAACAATTAATTAAAGGACAATACGAAGATTTAGCAGAACAAGTCATCGATGCCTTTGCTCCAGCAGCAATGCATATAGAACAAGTTAATTGTATTTCCAAACTTTATTATGATGTTAGAAATTACGATAAAGCAGAAGAATTTACATTAAAAACATTAGACATGTGCGAAACAAATGAACAGAAATACAATGTTCGCGCAAATCTAGGTAAAATGTATAACAATTTTAATGAACCAGTTAAATCATTATTCTATTCTAAACAGAATATTGCCATAAATCCAAATAATCCAGATACTCTACTGGAAATGGTATTTTCATATTTCTTAAATGGTCAAAAAGAACCAGCAGAAAAAATATTAAACGAATTGAAAGAACGAGAAATAGAACTCAGCGAAAGACACAGAACTATAGTAGATTTTAACAGAGCAACATATCAAATGGAGGCAGGACATTTCTTAAAAGGTCTTGGTGGATTTCTTATTAATGTAAAAAAACTGGATCTTTGGTTTAATAATGCGGAAATTCCATTAAAGTATTGGAGCGGTGGATTATATCCTGGTAGAACCTTAATATTCTACATGTCCGGTGGTGGATTTGGAGATTCATTCATTGCAATCTCTTATTGGAATAAATTAAAAGAAGCAGGATTTAATCCAGTTTATTGTAATGCGAATCAGGATATTGTCGATATTTTCAACCGTTGCGGATACACTTCAGTAACAGATTGGAGAGACGTTAAAGATCCAGATCCATTATGGTGTTTTGCGTTTGAAGTTCCTCTATATCTTAATATGAAACCGGAACAAATGTTGACTGAAAACTATCTATGGGCTTCAGATGAAGCAAGAGATAAATGGAGTTGGTTAAAAGAACGTAAAAAACTCAAAGTTGGCGTTCGGTTTATTGGCAATAAAAGAAACAATCAACTATTATATCGCCATATTGAAGTAGACAATATGATGAATTTCCTACACGATACTTTCCAAGGATATGATGTAGAATATTATTCATTACAGAAAGGCGATGGCGAAGAAGAAGCAAGAGCGTGTTCTGAACTTATTGATGTTGCTGATCAAATCAATTCATTTGACGATACTTTAGCATTAATAGAAAATCTAGCCATTGTTATTTCTACTTGTACATCTGTTGTGCATTTGGCAGGTGCTGTAGGAACAAAAACTGTAGTATTCGTTCCTATTGCGGCATATTTCACGTACCTAACTCCAACGTTAGAAGGTAGACCACCACATACCAGTCCTTGGTATGGAGATAATTTTAGATTCTTTAGGCAAGTTAAACCTAAAGTTTGGGATGAACCTATGTTGGAAGCAAAAGCATTTATACAGAATAACTTTTTACCATGAATGATTTTTACACTTTCATAATCACTTCTTGTATTAATGCACCTAAAATGAGTGCGGTTAATGTATTTGACCAAGATAACAGATATAAAGAAACGTTAAAAACTATAGAATCAATAAAGGAAAAAGTACCAAATTCAAAGATAATCTTTATTGATAACTCAACCATCCCATTAAAAGATGAATGGAGAAATACCATAGAAGATCAAGTTGATGTTTTTCGTCAACTTGATCATAATATTTTCACTTTATTTGTCAATGATATTGGCTCCAAAGGTCTAGGCGAAGCATATATTATGCAAGAGGCATTAAAACTTATTGAAGAAAATGATCTATTGGGGAAAAGGGTATTTAAAATAACAGGTAGATATTTTCTAGCAGATTCCTTTGATATATCATATTATGATAATCCAAATTTAATAGGTAAGTTTGCGCACAAAATCAATCAATGGGACGTAAGTAAAGATAACTTCGTAACCCATAGAGAAAGAGTTGTGTATTTTGAAACTAGATTATGGTCATTTTGTAGCACAATATTTGACGATTATAAAGTATTACTAAAGGATATATTCAAAGTAATGGTTTCAAGTATCGGTGAACCTATGTGTAATTTAGAAATGTCCCATTGGCAATTAACGCCAAGAGATAAAATTTTTGAAATGGAAACAATTCATGTGGAAGGATATACCGCAGATAATGGGATTTACAAATTTGAATGATCAATAGCACAGGAATATTTCTGATAGTGTTTTTTTAAATTATCTGGCATTGGCACCCAGTCAATAACGCTATCAGAACCACCTACTTCAATAGCAACGTCATAAAACGATTTTGGAGTTCCAGTACCTACGTCATATATTCCTGACGATCTATTATAAAAAATATCTAACTTTTTGCTTATCACATCATCAACTGAAATAAAATCTCTGTAGAAATCTTTAGAGCCTTCAAATAATTTGATCCTACCTGTTTCTTTTAATTGTTTCGCAAATTTTGAATATGGGCTTGCTTGATCACCTTTGTGATCTTCGTTTGGCCCATATACGTTAAAATATCGCATACCTTGTAATAGTACAGGAGGTCTTTTACTATTAATCACGCAACCAGCAACATAATCTATTTGCATCTTGGTAGTTGCATATTGATTAAGAGGATTTGTAGGTTTATTAGGATTATGCCACTCTTCAATACTTGGGTTTCCATAAACAGAAGCAGACGAAGCATATTGTAACGGTATTTGATTATCTCTGCAATAGTAAATAAGTTTCCAAGTACAATTTGTATTATAATTAAATAATTTATTGGCGTCCGTTTCAGTAGTAGAAGATATTGCACCTTCGTGGAAAACGGCTTTTATGTTTTTATACGTTTCTGTATTATTGTAGAAATCATCAGGAGGAGTAAATATTCCAGGAATATCCTTATAATATTCATGTCTATTAACATAATCTACACATATAATATTACGCTCACCAATTTCATATAATCTTCTCACAAGATTAGAACCAATAAATCCAGACGCGCCAGTGACTATTATCATATATAAATACTAAATAAAACTATATATACTTAATTATCATTTACATTATAAGGAGACTGATATGACAGAACAAGCGCAAACACAACAAGAAGAAATTTCAATTACGCTAGTGTTACCAGTATCACAACTGAATACAATATTAGCAGCGTTAAATGAAATTCCTCATAAATTTAGTAGATCAATTATTGATGAAATTCACAAACAAGCAGATCAACAAATACCAAAAAGTTAATTTATATGTCTAGAGTAACGTCAAGAGAGCAATTAAAACAATATTGTTTAAGAAGATTAGGATTTCCTATCATAGAAATTCCAGTCGAAGACACGCAACTAGAAGATCGCATCAGTGACGCGATTCTATTTTACACAGATTATCATTACGATGCAGTCTCGTCAGTATACTATCAATACACGGTAAACGATGACGATGTAACAAATAGATATATTACTGTACCCGATTCAATCGTTGGCGTTACTCGATTATTACCAATTAACGCTTTGATGACACAAAGCTATATGTGGGACATTAGATATCAATTAGTATTGAATAATCTTTGGGATTTGACATCAACTCAAATGACCTCGTACTATATGTCCATGCAACATATCAGTTTATTAGAGCAAATGTTCCAAGGACAAGTTCCTATTAGGTTTGAACGCCATCAGAATAGAGTTTATATTGATGCTGCTTGGGGCACAGACGAACTTCCATCAGGAACAGTAATTGTATTAGAAGCATATCAAGTAATTGATCCAGACCAATTCACAGACGTATGGAATGATCGTGTTTTAAAAGAACTAGCTACTGCATATATTAAACGTCAATATGGAGAAAATCTAATTAAATATAAAGGTGATTTAAATCTTCCTGGAGGATTAACTCTTAACGGACAACAAATATATGATGACGCAGTTAATGAAATTGAACGTATAGAATCGGAATTCCAAGATTTATATTCTGAACCACCAGCGTTTTTCTGCGGTTAAAGAACATGACAGTATCTCCTTTCTTTAATTTTTATAAAAATAGACCAGAGCAATCTTTAGTCGAAGATCTTGTTAATGAATCATTAAATATTTTCGGATTTAATGGTTATTACATACCAAGATATGGAGACATTGATATAATATACGGAGAAGATGTTTTAAAAACATTCCCCGTAGCATATATTTGTGCTATGAGATTAGAAAACCAGATTGATCCAGGAATGAATCAAGATTTCTTTTCTAAATTTGGTCTTGAAATACGTAATTCTATAAAAATGCAAGTTTCAAGAAGAGAATTCATGAAACAAGTATCACAGGTTAACAGTAATTACGATAGACCTAAAGAAGGGGATTTGATTTTTGTTCCGCATTTATCAATAAAAGGCGAATTATACGAAATAAAATATGTAAACGATTCTGTAGATTTTTTCACGTTAGGCAGAACGTATCCGTATTATTGGGAACTTGAATTAGAATTATTCAAATATTCTAACGAAGAAATTGATACTGGCATTCCAGGAATAGATTCTGTAAATAGTTTGGACGCATACACTATAGTATATTCTATGGGATCTGGAACTGGAGATTATTATATTTCGGAAACGGCTTATCAAGGATCTTCTGTTGATACCGCCACAGCTTACGGTATCGTACAAGATTGGAATGATTCGACGTTGACGTTACGTTTAACTAATATTGTTGGAGAATTTTCTAATACAGGTACTATTGTTGGTGAAATTAGTAATACAACATACTCGTTGGTTGTTTATGATCCGTTAAATTATCCAGCATATGAAAATGCTTGGGACAATAAAGAAATCGAAACAGAATCTGAACAAGTAATAGATACTTCTGAATCAAATCCATTTGGCTTATTATAATGATACCTGAAATAATTTATAGCGTTTATGTCATAAAGAATATCATAAACTCAAAAGTTTACGTTGGGATTTCTAAAAATCCAAATAAAAGATTATTGGATCATAAAAATAATAGTAAAAAACAAAATTATGTTTTATATAAAGCAATAAGGAAATATGGTTGGAATAATTTTTCATTTGATATAATTTACCAAACGCTAAACGTAGCCCACGTTAAAGAAATGGAGTCATTTTTTATAAGAGAGCACAAATCATTTATTCATTTCGAAGAGTCTAACGGATATAATATGACTCTTGGAGGAGATGGTTTAAACGGATATAAAAACAAAAATCCAAATAAACAAGCTAAAGAATACCAATTTATAAATCCAGAAGGAAATAAAATAACTATCATTAATCTTACAGAATATTGTAGAATTAATAATCTTAGCCAAGGAAATATGAATTCATTATTTTACGGAAAAATGATATCATATAAAGGATATACTGCAGTAAACGGGAAAGAAAAATATAAAAAATATCATTTTATAGATCCAAACGGTAACAATATTACAATTTCTAATCTATCGCTGTATTGTAAAGAGAATGATTTAAATAACGGGAGTATGGTTTCATTAAACAATGAAAAAATTGAAACGTACAAAGGTTATCGAAAACAAAATCCAAATACAATTTTCAATATACCGAAACCGAAAAAAGAAAAAATTTATAAAAATCCTCCAGTACATTTAATGAATTCTAACGGAGAAATAATTGAAATTACAGATATTCCTAAATTCTGTAAAGAAAATAGTCTATCTTCGCAAAACATACATAAAGTATTGAGAGGAGAAAGGATAAGTCATAAAGGATATAAAAACATAAATACTCCTTACGATTACAAATACAAATATAAAAAAGAATGTAAAGTTATAAACCCAAACGGAGAAATTATAGATATTTACAATATATCTCTTTTTTCAAAAGAAAATGGGTTAAATAAAAACAGATTAGGTAAGTTAATTAATGGTAAATTAGATTCCTATAAAGGATATACGAAGTATACAGAAAATGTCATCTAACACACAATACTTTAAAGTTATTAGAAAGATTACGACTGCATTTGCTAGTTTATTTTCTAACATCACTATAATAAGATACAACGAAGACGGAAGCGAAAATCAAAGATTTATAGTTCCAGTAGATTTTGCAGATAAAGAGAAATGGGTAAAACGGTTACAGGGAGATATAAATCTTAATAAAAAAGTGCAACTAGCATTACCTAGAATATCATATCAATTAACTGGATTTAAATATGATTCGTCCAGAAAATTGAATACTAATAATATGAATTTTGGTAATTCTGGTAGTGCAGATACGGTATTAGCACAATATAATCCAGTACCATATGATTTTGATTTCGGTGTAACAATATACACAAGAACAATAGATGACGGAAATCAAATATTAGAACATATTTTACCATATTTTTGTCCTGATTATTCTTTAAGATTAAATCTTATTCCTGAAATGGGAATAACTAAAACTGTTCCAATCACATTAAACTCAGTACAACAAATAATAGATTCAGAAGGATTGTTTGATTCAGAAGTACGTACAGTAATGTGGACTTTAGGATTTACAGTAAAAGGATTTATATTTGGAGCAATTAAAGAATCTCCAATTATCAATAATGTACAAGTAAACCTTAATAGTGGATCAAATTCTTTAGATGCTGATTCTGCTTGTTGTTCAAGCGGTTTAAATTCAGCATTTGTCATGTTACCAAATGGTAACGGAGATTATTTTAATCAAGAATTAGTTTATCAAGGATTAAATTTAGATAATGCTTATGCTACTGGAAAAGTGACTAGTTGGAATAATAAATCAAACACAATTTTTATAGGAAATGTTTGTGGAGGGTTTAAATTGAATCAACCAATTATAGGAGTAGATTCATTAGCAGTTCATATACCCAATTCTTACGCAGCAAATAACACTATAGAATTTACAGCAATCACAACACCGAATCCAAATACCGCATCAGCTAATTCTTATTGGACTACGAATACTATAACAACAACATATTATTAATTTTATGAGTAAATTTGATAAAAAAATGTCAGAATTTTTTGACGTTGAACCAACGTCAAATACATCAAACCTACCAGCACAAGGAAATCCAACAAATATAATTCCTCATGAAACTTTAGACGTTGATTTTAAAAACGATTACATCAAAGTTAGAGAAAATTTCCAAGAATTAATACAAAAAGGAAATGATGCTGTTGATGATATATTGAGTATTGCTAGAGAATCTGAAAAAGCCAGAGATTTCGAAGTTGCTGCGAACCTTTTAAAAAGTATGCTTGATGCCAATGAACAATTAATCAATGTACATAAAAAAGTAAGGGATATTGCTAACTATACGCAAGCAGAACCAACAGAACAATCAAAAACAACTATACAGAATGCGTTATTTGTAGGCAGTACAACCGAATTAACTAAATTAGTTAAAGATTTGAATACAAAAGATATTATAGAAGGTGAATGATGAAAGATACTGCATACCGAGCGAATCCGAACCTTAAAAAGGAAGGAGTCCAAATACAGTTCACCCAAGAACAAGTAGAAGAAATGATCAAATGCGCTAATGATCCTGTATATTTTGCAGCGAAATATATTAAAATCATAAGCCTTGATCACGGTATCGTTCCTTTTGAAATGTATGATTTTCAAAAGGATATGATAAAAAATTTCCAAGATCATAGATATAATATCGTTAAATGTCCTAGACGTGTTGGGAAAAGTACTGTATCTATTGCATTCGTTTTATGGCTTTCTTTGTTCAGTTCAAATCAAAATATCGTTATATTAGCCAATAAAGAAAAATTAGCACAAAAACTCCTGTACATGTACCAATTGGCATATGAAAATCTTCCTATTTGGATGCAGCAAGGAATCAAAGAATGGAATAAAACTTCTGTTGAATTAGAAAATGGTTCAATAGTAACTTCTGCGCCAACATCATCAAGCGGTGTTCGTGGTGAAGGTTTCAATTTAGTTCTACTAGATGAATTCGCATTCGTACCAAACAACATAGCTGAAAATTTCTATACATCTGTATATCCTGTAATTACTTCTGGTAAAACCACTAAAATCATTATCACGTCTACTCCTAATGGAATGAATCTATTCTATAAGTTATGGACAGAAGCTGTTACTAAGAAAAACAATTACGTACCATTCAATATCCATTGGTCACTAGTACCAGGAAGAGATGAGGTTTGGAAAGAAGAATTTATTAAAAATACCAGTCAGAGACAGTGGTCTCAAGAAATGGAATGTGTTTCAGGAAACACTATTATTGAAATAGAAGATCAGTCTGGAAAAATTGTACAAACAAGAATTAGAGATTTTTACGACTATCTTGGCCCAAATAAAGAATATCTTTATAGTAAAAATACTGATTATAAAGTTAGAACTTCATTAGGTTATGAACATTTTTCTGGAATAAAGAAAAGTGAAAATAGAAAAATATTTACAGTAATAACACAAAACGGCAGAGTTCTTGATTGTACTGAAGAACATAAACTAAAAACTCCTGCTGGATGGATTGAAATTCATAGATTATCAGACGGTGATATTATAGAAACAGTAAAAGGCACTGATACTATAATTGCTATTAAAACAAATGTATCTTATGAAGACGTATTCGACGTTATTAACGCAGGAGAACAACGTTCATATTTCACTAATGGAATTCTTTCTCATAATTGTGAATTCTTAGGTTCGTCAAATACGCTTATTGCTGGTGAAAAAATAGCTACATTAACGTATAAACAACCTATCAACAAATATTTTAATATGTTAATTTATGACGAACCAGTAAAAGAAACGTTTGACGATGATACTGGCCAGCAATTAACAACGGAACATTTATATGCAATTGCAGTAGACGTAGCTGAAGGTAAGAATTTAGATTATTCAGCTTTTTCTGTATTTGATATTTCTGTAGTTCCATATAAACAAGTTGCTGTATACAGAAACAACGAAATAGCTCCTATTCTCTATCCTACAGTAATCAAACATTGCGCTGAATATTATAACAATGCGCATGTCCTAATAGAAATCAACAACAGTCCACAAGTGGCTCAAATATTACAAGAAGATTTGGAATATGAAAATGTACTGAAAATAACATCAGGTAATAAAAAGGGGCAAACAATAACATTAGGATTTGGGAGAAACGTTCAAATGGGGTTAAAAATGACTCCATTGGTTAAAAGAACTGGTTGTTCGTCTTTAAAAACATTAATAGAAAATGATAAATTATTAATACAAGATTTTGACACGTATTCCGAATTAACTACGTTTATCCAAACAGGACCAAGTTTTGCAGCAGAAGAAGGATGTAATGACGATCTTGCAATGACTCTAGTAATTTTTGCTTGGTTGGCTACTCAAAAATTATTCAAAGAAATCGTAGATCATGACATAAGAAAACAGTTACAATTAGAACATTTCGAATACGCTGAAGAAGATCAATTACCAACAGGCGAATATAACATGGGATATGATACACAATTTTTTGTCGAAGATGGATCTGTATGGATAGAAACCAATAATAAGAGTCCATACGACAGTTTAATAAAGGAAATGTTCGACTTTTAGAAAATGATTATTTTATAAATAATATAATAAAAAATGATCTTTTTCAAAGGAGAATTAACTCATGAGCATTATTAACCAAGTAAGCCCTGGATTTCAGATTAATGAAATTGAGGTGAATTCTGTAGTACCTGGGGTATCTACTTCTACTGGCGCATTTGTAGGCCAATTTGCATGGGGCCCATGTGACACGCCAATCAAAATTTCTGACGAAGGCGGATTAGTCAGAATTTTTGGAGCGCCGAGTGCAAACGTATCAGAGTCTTTTATCGGAACATCGTTCTTTTCAGCTGCTAATTTCCTTTCATATGCTGATAGTTTATATAACGTAAGAACTGTTAATGCAGCAACAGCTGTCAACGCTTCTGTAAGCGGTAACACAGCTATTTTAATTAAGAACGAAAATTCATTTGCTAACACATATTTAAACGTTAACAATAATAACCAATATGGCGCATTTATTGCAAAATATCCAGGTAAGTACGGTAATAGTTTAACAGTATCTGTTTGCGCTAATAATCAATTATTCTCTAGTTGGGCATATTCAAAATATTTCCCATCAGCGCCAAACACATCATCTTACATCACTTCAACTTTAGGAAGAAATAATGTTTATGACGAAATGCACGTTATCGTCATCGATACATTAGGACAATTCACAGGAACTGCAAATACTGTTCTTGAAATTTGGCCATTCCTTTCAAAGGCATATGATGCAGTAGACTTCAATGGAAATAGTTCTTATTATAAGAATTTCCTGATGAATAATTCAAATTATATCTATGCTATCGACCCAGTAGACTATGCAAACACAGCATTAGTTAGTAATCCTTGGGGTGCTATATCTACTGATGTAACTTCATATCCATCACCTAATTTCAACTATACTGCTCCGTTAATCAACGGTGTTAATGGTTCTATTCCAACTGATGGAGAATTAGAATTCAATTGGACTAAGTTAGTAAATAGACAAGTATATCCATATTCATTAGCGTTTGTTGGTGGAGCTTCAGCAAATGTTGCCAGCTATGTATTGAATAATGTTATATTATCACAAGTTGGTGGTGTATCTCAAGAAGTTAAAAGTGCAATCGTTTTTGCTTCTCCAAGATTATCTGATGTTGTATACAGCTCAGGAAACGAATTAAATAACATAATTAATAATTTCTTACCTGCATTAAACTCATCATCTTCATACCTTGTGTTAGATAACAATTGGAAATATCAATATGATAAATATTCTAACATTTATCGTTGGATTCCATTAAACGCAGATATCGCAGGACTATGTGCATATACTGATAGCGTTGCTGGTCCTTGGTATTCTCCTGCAGGAGTTAATAGAGGTAATATAAAGAATGTTATTAAGTTAGCTTGGAACGCATCAAAGGCAGATAGAGATACTCTGTATTCAAACGGAATCAATCCTGTAATATCATTACAAGGACAAGGTACTGTCTTATTTGGTGATAAGACCGCATTAGTCAGACCTTCCGTATTTGATAGAATTGGAGTTCGTAGATTATTCTGTACTATTGAACAAGCTATTGAACAAGCATCAATTAATGAAATGTTTGAATTTAACGATTCTTTCTCTAGAGCAAGTTTTGTTACTATGGTAGAACCATATCTAAGAACCGTTAAAGGTGGAAGAGGAATTCAGAACTTTAAGGTTGTTTGCGATGATACAAACAACACTGATGCTGTAGTAGCTGCTAATGGATTTGTTGGAGATATATTTATCTTACCTAACAACAGTATCAATTATATTCAGCTGAATTTCTACGGAACAAAATCTTCTGTAACGTTTAATTATATCACAGGACAAACATCCTAATTGCATAATGATAGGGAGGTTACTCAGGTAGCCTCCCAAATATTATATAAATAATAAATTAATATAAAGTTTTTCGGAGAAAAAAATGTTTAACGTACAGAGTTTTCTGGCTAATATGCAATATGATGGAGCCAGACCTAATTTATTCGAAGTGATTTTTCCAGCTCTTACTAATTTTGGAGATACTTCATTAGGTTCACTAAGGTTCAAAGCAAGAGCAACTTCGCTTCCTTCATCAACTGTGGGCATTACTCCAGTTAATTATTTCGGCAGACAAGTAAAGCTTGCTGGTAATAGAGTTTTTGATAATTGGACTATTACTGTAATGCTAGATGAACTGGATTTTCAAACAGGACCAAGATATGCGTTTGAGCGTTGGTCTAATGAAGTAAATAGTCACATTGGAAATATTCGGGTAGGTTTACTAAATCCGTTATCTTATATGCAAGATGCACAAATCTGGCAATACGGTAAGGAAGGTGAAGTTATCGCTATGTATAATATGGTTCAATGTTTCCCTATTGATATCGGACCAGTAAATCTTGATTGGGCTCTTGATAATCAAATCGCAGAGTTCAACGTTACCTTTGCTATGCAGTATTGGTCTAGTGCAGCTACTACCTAAAATAAGGAATAATATATTATGAGTGAAAAAAATCGCTTTAGTTTGTTCGGTTTCAAAATAGGTAAAAAAGAAACCGACAAACAAGAAGATACTAACACATCATTCACACCACCAGCGTCCGATGACGGTGCAATAACCATATCGTCATCGGCGTTCATGGGCACATCCATCGATCAAGATGGATCAGTTAAGAATGAAGTTGAATTAATTTCTCGTTATAGAGAAATGTCAGTTCAACCAGAAATTGAAGCTGCAATTGAAGATGTTATAAACGAATCAATAGTACAAGACGATGACGGTAATAACGTTCACATCGTATTAGATGATCTTAAACAATCAGACAAAATCAAAGATGCAATAAGAGAAGAATTTAACAATACTCTTAGATTATTGAATTTCAATAATATGGCATCCGATATATTCAGAAGATTTTACATCGATGGTAGATTATTTTATCATGCAATTATTGATGTAAATAATCCACAAAGAGGAATTCTTGAATTAAGGTATATTGATCCCAGAAAGATTAAAAAGATTAAAGAGATCAAGAAAAAGAAAGATGAAGTTACTGGCGTTGAAATGATCCTAGACGTTAATGAATTTTATTTATATAACGATAAAGTTTCTGCTGTACAATCATCACTAACAGGAGTAAAGATTGCTCCAGATTCAATTATCAATATTAATTCTGGGTTGATGGATACTCGTAGATCAATGGTTTTAAGTTATTTGCATAAAGCAATTAAGCCATTGAATCAGTTAAGAATGATTGAAGATGCTTCTGTAATCAATAAGCTTGCAAGAGCGCCGCAAAGAAGAATTTTCTACATTGATGTTGGAAGTCTTCCTAAAGCTAAAGCAGAACAGTACGTTAGAGATATTATGACCAAATATAAAAATAAGGTCAATTATAATCCTACTACTGGTGAAGTTCAAGATTCAAGAACTTTCATGACAATGCTTGAAGATTACTGGTTGCCTCGTCGTTGTTTATCTCTTGATACCAAGATCAAACTTCTTGATGGCAGAGACGTTGAACTTTCTGATCTTATTGCAGAATATGATGAAGGAAAAGAAAACTGGGTATACTCAGTATCTCCTGAAGGTGAAATGGTCCCAGGTAAAATTTCTTGGGCTGGTATTACAAGAAGAGATGCGGAAGTAGTTAAAGTTACTATTGATAGCGGCGAAGAAATTATCTGTACTCCAGATCATAAATTCGTTCTTAGGGATGGTTCTTTATGCGAAGCCCAGTACTTGGAAGCTGAAACTTCTTTAATGCCTTTATACACAAGAGAACATAATATCTCAAACAAGTATAATGGCAAATACGAGCAATTCTTTAATAATAAAACCAATAGATGGAATTTTACCCATAGATATATTTCAGAATTTGCTAATGGAGAACAAAGAGGAGATATTGTTGTACATCATGTAGATTTCGATAGATACAATAATAATCCTACCAATCTCGTTCTTATGGACAAGAAGGAACATTTTGATCTACATAGCAGATTAGGAACTAATTCTTGGAAAAATGGAAACGTTGAAGAACACAAGTTAAATCTATCTATTTCTGGAAAGAAGTTTTTCGAAACTGAAGCTGGCTTAATCAGAAGACAGGAAATTTCAGAATTCAATAAATCTTCCGAATCTATTATCAACGGATTAATAAAAGGAAGAGAAAGAATTAAGGAATTGAGAGAATTTGATAAACAAAATCTTTCAGAAGAAGAATATAGAGAAAAATGGGTTAATGCAGCTCCTTTACTTGTCCACAACGAAAAAACAAGGATCAAAGAAGATTCGTTCGATATTAATATCATCAAAGATATTATCGATCAACACTTTTATCCTAAAATTACAGTTAAAGAAATTCTTCAAAAAATACAAGAAACATATCCTGAGTTTAAGTATAAGACTTTAGCTAAATTCCTTCCATATCATGGCTATCAAAATATGTATGCCTTGTTGAAAGATATGTTTGGAGATAATTTCAAGAGAGGAACTAATCCTAAATATACTAATCATAAAGTAGTTTCAGTAGAATTCTTAGATTATAAGATTGATACTGGTACATTGACTATCGATGAAAATCATGAGTTCCATGATTACCATAACTTTGCTTTATCTTGCGGCATCTATGTAAAGAATTCTGACGGCAAGTCCACTGAAATCAGAACTCTTGAATCAGCAGATACTTTCACTGATATGTCTATGGTGGAATATTTTGAAAAGAAATTATACAAATCTCTTAATGTTCCTGTAACCAGACTAGATCCTCAACAAGCGTTTAGTATCGGTAGAACGGCAGAAATCACCAGAGACGAATTAAAATTTGCAAAATTTATTGATAAACTTAGGAATAAATTTGCAGAACTTTTCGATCAAATTTTAAGAATCCAATTAGTTCTTAAAGGTATTTGCACAGAAGAAGAGTGGAAAGAATACAAAGAACATGTTTATTTCGACTTCATTAAAGATAATAATTTTGTCGAATTAAAAGAAGCAGAATTAATGCAAGAAAGATTAGGTCTTCTTGCTACGATTGATCCATATGTTGGAAAATATTTCTCATTAGAATGGGTTAGAAAGAAGGTACTCCGGTTAGACGAAGAAGAAATCAAAGAAATGGAAGCTCAAATCGAAAAAGAAATGAATGAAAATTTCGATAAAGCGCAAAAACAAATTTTGGTACAAACACAATTACAACAATACCAAGCTGAGTTGAATCCACAAGCTGCTGAACAACAGCCACAAGAACTTCCTCCAATCGGAACCCCAGTTAATCCAATGAATCCATATGGACAATAAATAATATATTAAAATCGGAGAAACCAAATGTCAAAAGTAAGAGACGCAGTTGAATATGCACTAGATGGTAAATTATCTGATATGACAGCCAGTTTAGAATCTGCCATCAGAGATAAAGTATTAGGAGCAATTGAAGCTAAGAAAGCTGAAGTTGCACAAAATATGTTCAACCCTGTTGCTGAATCAGAAGAAGAATCTGAAGAAGATGACATAGAACTTGAAGATTTCGATCTTGATGAAGAACAATTAGATGAAATTTCTAAGAAAACTCTTGGCTCATATATCGTAAAAGCAAATAAATCCGCAATAACACATTCTGGACTTGCTAGTAAGAGTTCTCAACACGGAGAATATGCCAAGACAGGTAAACATATTGAAAAAAGAGAAAAGAGATCAGCAGGTATTGCAAAAGCAACCAATAAACTTGCGTTTGAAGATATCGAGTTAGACGAACATACTATGCATACACACACAGTGCATTTTTCTAATCCAGAATCAGGAGAATGGGTTGGTAAAATGTTAATCAATGCAGACAGTGATAAGTCAGCGGTTAATGATGCTCATGGTATGGCTAAAAAGCATGGTTTAAAAGTGATGCGGGTATCCAAGAATAACTCTGTCATGGTTGATAAGACCATTGGCGAAAATATTGAGATTGATGAAATGTGTTCTTCTTGCGATAAAGATGGCGAAAAAAATAAACCTTCTTTTAGTCATGTAATCGTTAATGTACCTGCTCATCCGGATCTTCATGGGAAAAAATTAAAAGTTATTAGTGGATCTGAATCAGGCCCACTTTTAGTAAAACATCCCGAGTGGCCCGAAACATTACCTCTAACTTTACATCCTCATCAATATTCTATTGCAGAAAGTATTGAGATTGATGAAACTTTAGATCCTTCGATGGGTGCAGAGAAGTATATTCACGATTTCGTACATTCAAAGAATCCAAAGTTTGCTGGAAAATCTAAGAAAGAACGTATTCAAATGGCTCTTGGTTCATATTACGCGGCTAAAAAGGCAAAATAATGTCTCTTATAGAAGATATCGAAATTCTTTCTGAGAAGAAAAATATAGCTGAAGCACCATCTCAATTGATGCTTCAGCTAAAAAACGTTCAACAATTTCCTAACGGACAAAAAGTTGCATTATATTTTTGCCCAACAATTAAGAAGTATTTTTCTTTTGTGTATGGCAAAGAAGGAATTATTTCAGAAGAATGCAATATTGTAGAGCAATTAAAATTAATAGAAGACGTAGAAGAAATAACATTTAACGATCAAAGCACATTAAATATCGACTTAACTTGTGCTGAGTTAATTCTATCTCTATATGAATCCACAGAAGAAAAAGAAGAATTTTTAGATTACATTCAAGAAAGCGATGTTAATTTTCTGAATGCTTTAAAGTATTCAAAACTAAACAATAATAAGGACTAACTCATGTCGTTATCAAGAGTAAAATACATAAAACAATATTACCCAATTCAGTCGTATACATATGATACTGCTAATAGTGTAATTACTATAGTGACACCAGTTAATCATAATGTATGGACTGGATTATACGTATCATTAGTATCTAATATATCATATGGGGCTTCTTATGGAGTCGCTAATGTTATTTCTGCTAATACATTTACTGTAAAATATTCAAATTATAATAATGATATTACTAATTATGAAATAAATGGATATTTACCAAATACATCTGGACCACAAGCAGAGCAAACTTTACCAAGAGCAACAGGTACAGACACTATAATTCAGTCATATGTTAATGGTGCAAACGGAGCATCATACGTGGTAGAAGTATCTTTAGACAAGACTCATTGGATTCCAGTAAGTAATGTAGCGCACGCGTCAGTAGATCAAAACACGGCAGCCATTACCATTAAACCAGGTTGGGCATATTTCAGAGCTAACGTTACTTCAATTGGTAATAATACTAATTTAGTTATTATGTCAGGCGAATAATCTAACAAACGTCTATTTTATAAATATACTAATAATAACTAAAAAGGCATTAAAATGAAATTACTTATAGAGGATATCGAAAATTTCGAAATTCTTACTGAATCAGATAATGGTAAAAAATACCATTATATAACTGGTCCATTCATGCAAGCAGAAACTCCTAACAGAAATGGTAGGATGTATCCAATGTCTGTAATGGAAAATGCAGTTAATAATTTCACTAGAGAATTCGTAGAAAAAAACAGGGCAGTTGGTACTTTAGGCCACGAAGATACTCCCAAAGTTTCCGAAAATAAAGTTTCGCATCTTATTACCAGCTTAAAATTCGAAGGTAATGATGTAATTGGCAAAGCAAAGGTTTTAGAAACTTCTGCTGGTAAAGAATTGTCTGCATTAATCGAAGGTGGCGTATCTTTCGGTTGCAGTTCAAGAGCATTAGGTTCTCTCAAAGAAGGACAAAATGGCATTAAAATTGTTCAAGATGATTTTGTTATTGCAACAGTTGACGCAGTTTTAGCTCCATCTGGAATCTCTTGTTATGTTGAAGGTATTTACGAAGGTGCTGATTGGGTATTCGTTGAAGGCAAAGGCTGGACAGAACAATACAAAGAACAAGCACAAAAAATAATCCGTAAAACGTCTTCAAAAGATATCGAAAGAGTTGCGCTACAAATTTTCGAAAATTATATCAACAGACTCTAAGAAACTCATTTTTTATAAATAATATAATAAAACCTATTAGGGAGAATTAAATGGCTAATTTAAAGTTATCTGATGCTGCTGCTGCTATTCTAAAAGAAGAATCAGCTGAGCAGATTTTTAATGGCAATATTGCAAGCAAAAATGCAAAGCAAGACAAGTTCGGACAAGGCAAGAAAATCACTGCTGATGAACAAGGCGAACAAGATTTAGGTAAGGCTGGCGAAAATGACGCTCAAGCATACAAAGATCCAGCTAGTCTCGTTAAGCAAACTTCTTATCCTGGTCTTGGTAAAGGTGAGCCAATGGAAAAGCTGCCTACACAACCAGAACAAACAGACGGACGCAAGGATTTAATGCCTTCTGCTATTGCTAGCGAAATCGAAGCATCTCCGCACGATAAAAATCTCGTTGATCGTAAGAAGAGTAAGACTCATTCTGAAGTTGGTTTCACCAATAAAGGAGCAGTTAAGCCTTATGTTCCCGAATCAGAAGAAGATGAAGATTTCGAAACAGAAGAAGCTTCAGAAGAAGAAGTGCTTGACGATATTGAAAATATGGAAGAATCCGTATTTGCAGAAAAGTATGGCATGTCAAAGACTGATGCAATCGACTATATGTACGAAGAATCAGAAGCTGAATGTTCTGAAAAAACTAAAGAAGCTAAAAAGAAAGAACATTCTGTTAAAGTAAAAGAAGACATGGACGCTCTTTTCTCTGGAGAAACTCTCTCTGAAGAATTTAAAGATAAAGCTGCTGTTATTTTTGAAGCTGCAGTACAAACAAGAGTTGACGATATCAAGGTTGAATTAGAAGAAAGCTATGCTGCTGAATTTGAATCAGCTGTAGCTACCATCGTTGAAGATTTAGCTACAAAGATGGACTCTTATCTTGATTACGTTGTAGAAAATTGGATGGCTGAAAACGAATTAGCCGTCACTAAAGGACTTCGCACAGAAATCGCAGAAGATTTCATCGGAGCATTACGCGATGTGTTTGTTGAACATTATATCGACGTTCCAGAAGAAAAAGTTGACTTAGTTGAAGGATTAGTTGAAAAGGTTGAATCATTAGAAACTAAGCTTAACGAAGAAATCAACAAGAATGTCGAATTTAAACACCAGATCGCTGAGCATAAAAAGCAAGACGTTATTCACAATATCTGCGAAGGATTAACTCTTTCTCAAAGCGAAAAGATTAAGTCTTTAGCAGAAAATGTTGAATTTAAGTCTAATGAAGATTTTGCTAACAAGCTTGGTATTATTAAGGAATCTTATTTCCCATCTAATGCTGGTATTGTTCCTGCTACTTCTGAAGCTTTAAATGAAGAAATTGAATTCGATGAAGATACTTCAACTAAAGCAGTTGATCCGTTAATCGATTCTTACGCTAAGAAAATTGCACAATTAAATAAATTTTAATAAAAACAAAAAAGGGGTAATCTCAAATGTACTTAGACGAAAGTGTAGTTAATAAGTGGTCACCTGTTCTGGACCATCCAGAACTCGACCCAATTAAAGATCCTTATAAGAGAGCAGTTACTGCTATGGTTCTTGAGAACCAACAGGCTGCTATGGAATCTGAAAGGATGGCAATCAACGAAACCGCACCAACCAACGTTACTGGTTCTGCAGTTTCTAACTTCGATCCAATCCTTATCAGTCTCGTTCGCCGTGCGCTTCCTAACCTGATCGCTTATGACGTTGCTGGTGTACAGCCAATGTCTGGTCCTACTGGGTTAATTTTCGCATTGCGTTCACGTTACTCTAACCCAATCAATAGCGGAATGACTGGTCCTGAAGCTTTCTATTACGAAGCTAATACCATCTTCTCTGGTATTGTTGGTACTACTGGTAACGCTGGTGGCTCTGATACTTCTAATAACCCAGTTGCTAACGTTGCTAACAGCGGTGCATTTACTACTGGTCGTGGTATGTCCACTAACGCTGGTGAAGTTTTAGGAAGTGGTGCTGTTGTATTCCCAGAAATGGCTCTGTCTATCGACAAAGTTACTGTTACTGCGAATACCCGCGCATTAAAGGCAGAATATTCGCTAGAATTAGCGCAAGACCTCAAGGCTATTCATGGTCTGGATGCAGAAACTGAACTTTCTAACATCCTTTCTACTGAAATCCTTGCTGAAATCAACCGTGAAGTTATTCGTACTATCTACACAGTTGCTAAGCCAGGTGCACAATGGGGTACTGTTACTCCTGGTGTATTCGATCTTGACACCGATTCTAATGGTCGTTGGTCTGTTGAACGTTTCAAGGGTCTGATCTATCAGATTGAACGTGAATGCAACGCGATTGCGAAAGAAACACGTAGAGGGAAAGGCAATATCCTTATCGTTTCTTCTGACGTAGCTTCTGCTCTTGCAATGGCTGGTGTTCTTTCTTACACCCCTGCGCTTTCTGCAGATCTACAAGTAGACGATACTGGTAATACTTTTGCTGGTATGTTACATGGCCGTATTAAGGTTTATATCGATCCTTACTTCGGTGGTATGATCAACAATACTGAACTTGTTACCGTTGGTTATAAGGGTACATCTCCTTATGATGCTGGTCTGTTCTATTGTCCTTATGTTCCTCTCCAGATGGTTCGTGCGGTAGATCCTGCTACCTTCCAACCTAAGATTGGTTTCAAGACTCGTTATGGCATGGTAGCAAATCCTTTTGCTGAAGGTGCTGATAACGGTTCTGGATCTGGAATCGGTGGTGGTGCTCTAAACGCTCGTAAGAATGTGTATTATCGTATTTTTACTGTTCGCAATATAATGTAAGTAAATCAACTACTTACGTTGTTGATAAAAGGGGCTTCGGCCCCTTTTTTATTTACTTCAATAATAAGATAAATTAATTATAGTTAATGTACATTACTCCTATACCTAATTTGATCAAAAGATTGATCTACTAACAATTTACCATCTATAAAAATAGTAATTAGTTCAGATTTAGGCCAATCTTCCACACCAGATTGATACATACCTTGGTTATCTTTATATAACGTAACTCTACCTTTTTTAGACGATTTTCCAGAATCAGTGATTGGATCTTTAAACACATCCCTCCACTTTCCATTTACACATATAGCAGAACATTTCATAGCAAATTTAAGAGTATCTCTATTTACTTGCTGAAGTAATGCTCCTCCTTGCCCAAACAGAATATTATCAGAACTATATCCAGAAGCATCAGCAAAATAAAGAATTTCATCTATACTATCATGATCAATACCATCTCCTTGAAGAATTTTAACGTTATTCAAAACTTTAAATCCTTTACTATTCACAGTATGCCCAAAATATTCATCAACAATTTTTAAACATTGCTCTACAATTTTAGATGGTTTGCCACTATCTGGACGAATTACTAGATTAACATTATTATCAATAATATCTTGCTTTAAAACCGTACCAAATGCTTTACACGCTTCAAATATATTATAACTATCACTAACGATAGAGATAGTTTTCCCTTTATTGAGTTTAATCATATTTCTATACGATTCATACTCATTTTCTTTACCCCAAGACGTTACAGTGGAGTGTTCCATAGCTGAGACGCTATATCCTGCAACCCCAGCGTTATAATAATCCCTTGCAAAAAGAAGACCATTAATGTTATCAGTACCCATAAAATTGATGAGGTGCGCGGCCCCACCAATTGCAGAACTTTCCAGACTAGAAACACCTCTAGCACCAAATCG